TCAACGTGCAGACCGAAGATGATCTCCTCGCATCGCTCGGTTACGGCGGGGGTACCCTGCAGGGCACCATGACAAAGCTCCTACAGCCGCCCCCCACAAAAAGGGGGGTGCCCGTCAGTGTTTGGAGGAGTAATGCCAACTATTAACTCTCTGCCGGAGAAGAGCGTCTTCGGCACACAGTTTGACTATGCGGTGTGGGGACCTGGTACTGAGGTCACACTGTGCAATGTTCCCTGGGACTCAATGTATCGTGATGTGTACTGGTGGAATACGCCGGAGCGTGCGATCGACTACATCATGTCTTACAACGACGTGAAGCACCTACCTACTGTGACGATCAAGAACATGACGTACTGTGCTCAGGGGATGCCGGTACGCATCAATATCCCGTTCAGTGAGGCGAACACGTTCAACTACCTGATTGTTCGGAACAATGCGTTCCCCATCCAGCAGAGCAACCGGGCCACCACGTTCTTCTACTTCATCCAGTCGGTCGACTACGTGGCACCCGAGACCACGCAACTGACCGTCATGCTGGACGTGTGGACGACGTACCACCACCTTGTGAAGTTCGGTGACGCTTTCGTCGAGCGATCACACATGTGGGAATGGTTTGATAAGAAACTCAAGTCGAGCAAACTCTCCCGTACCCACAAGTGGCCTTTCTTCGCTCGCAACTATCTCAAGGAGACCGAAGGGTTTTCCCTTGGTGAGAAGCACATGATCTACCGGTCATGGCTTGCGTCGTTGAATGACTCTGCAGGTAAGTTCTCAAACCGGTACGACTTCACCGCGATCATCGTTTCTACGATCAACCTTGAAGGTGATCTTGGGACTACTGGTAACCCTACGGTCTCGGCCGCGTACGGCGCCAACATCCCTTGCGGTGTCGGTAATGACACGGACAATGAGACCAGAGACGGTGGCCGTGTGGTCAGTGGTGCGAACATCTATGCGTGCCCCTTCGACAAGTTGCCCGCCGTGATGCGTGCGCTCAGTAATGCTCCGTGGGCTGCTCAGGGGATCATGGACATCTACTACGTCCCCAAGCCGAACATTAACGTGTCTCCTGCTGCAGGAAAGACAGGTGAGGCTGGGCTGGCGAAGATTAACAAGGTGTACACCAACAAGGCTGTCACGCTGGCCGACCACATTACTCCGCTGGAGCATGTGGATTGGTTCAGGGAGCGCAACAACAACCTGTCTGAGCGTCACTTGGGACTGTTGCACAGGTTCGGGAAATTCTTCACCTCCCCGTACTGCTACTACGAGATTAGTGCGAACAACGGTCACACGATCACACTTTCTCCAGAGATGATGAAGGACATGTTCAACATCGTCATGAAACTGGAATCGCACATTCTTCCACCCTCTCCACGTATTGTCGGATACATCTACGGGTATAACGCCACGTACCAGAGCAAGTTGTGGAAGGGGGATATGGAGTACCTGGACGACGCGATCGTGATCGACAACTTTCCACATACTCCAGTCGTGAACGACCAATCGTCTATCTGGTACGCGTCTCACGCGAACTCGATCGCTCAGTCCCGTTCCGCCGCGTCATGGGGTAGGGACAAGGCATCACGTGCAGCGGATACGTCCTACGACGCCGCGATGCGCGGTATCCGCACGTCGAGTGCCATGAATGAGAACAACATCGGGGCGAACAACCTGCACACGGCAACTGCTAACACTGCGCAGATGGCGCACCAGCAGGTGGCTTCCGCCAACCGTGCCGTATCGGGTATCGGCGGTGCTGTCGGTAGTGCCCTGTCCGGGAACCTCACGGGCGCATTCGGTGGTCTCGGCAACTACTTCATGGGACAGGTGTCCAGCGACATCAATACTGGCATTGACATTAACGCCCGGAACATGAACAACACCATCAATGCCAACTTGATGCGTGCTAACCAAGCGGAGCAGAACTGGCTCAATGGGGCGAATGCCACCGCCAACCGGGACCTTGCCAAGTGGGCCGCTCAGGGTGACTACCAACAGTCGATTGCCGCCATCAATGCCTCCGTCAAGGACGCTGAGGTTACGCCGCCCACTGTTGCGGGTGCTACCGGTGGGGATGCTTTCAACTGGCTCATTAACGGGGCGGTTATTCAGACACGTCTACGTATGGTGTCTCCCGACATCATCCTCAAGCAGGGGATGTTCTGGGAGCGGTACGGGTATGCGGTGAACACCTTCATCCGGCAGCTGCCCGCACGTCTTCGTTGCATGAGCCGCTTCACCTACTGGAAGTGCCAGAACGTCCGCATCACATCTTCTTCTGTCCCACAGGTCTATATTGAGACTCTTCGGGGTATTCTAGAAAAGGGTGTCACCGTCTGGCACTCACCACCGCAGAATCGTGAGACTGTCGACGTTCTCGCGATGGATAACGCACCAATCGATTGGGAGAAGGAGCAGTAATGGGACGACCAGATTTTGTTGGAGAGGCGATCTACGCCCCGTTCCTCAGAGAGATGGTGCGTGATCCTGGGGAGATGCGTGGTGACATTCTCACCCGTATGTATGCGCGCGTCCTGTCTGAGATGTGCATGAACCGCTATCACTGGACGGGGCTGCCGGAGGAGATTGATTCTCGCTACCTGGAGATGACGTTGTTCTCTCAGGGGCTTGCGGTCTTCTACTGGGACTTCGAGTACAACCGGTACTTCGCATTACGTGGCGCTGGTTTCGGCACCCCGAACATGTACAACAACCCTACCGAGTTCATCGTGTACGGGAACACGATGGTGAACAAGACACTGAAAGGTGATGAATGTGTACCAATTTGGAATAACTATCTACGCACTGGTGACACGGATATTATCTCGGTGTATGCCCGTCGGCTGTCTGAGATTGACACCACCACGGAGATCGATCTCATCCACATGCGAGTCCCTGTTCTCCTGACCGCTGACACCAATGAGCGCAAGAGCGTCCTTGACGCCTACAAGCAACTGGCTGAAGGGCGCCCGGCGATCGCTGAGGTTTCATCCTCCACCGGTATAGGGACGCTGGCCGACAAGATCGGCAACCTGTCCACTGGTATTGACAAGGACTACCTGCCTCACGTCATGGACGCCAAGGTCCGCGTGTGGAACGAGGCCCTGACTCTCCTGGGTATCATGAACGTGAACTCCAGCAAGCGTGAGCGCATGGTTGTTGAGGAAGCAAGCGGCTCATCCGGCCAGGTACTCGCAATGCGCGCCGTGAACCTTCAGGCTCGTGAGTACGCGTGCGAGTGGATCAACGCCAAGTATGGGCTGAATGTCGACGTGACGTGGAACCTGGACGACTCGGCCGGGACCACTGACATGCAGGCACTCAATCCGATGTCGCTCGGTAACCCCTTCGCCACTGCCGAGTCCACCAACTCCACTGATCTGGGAGGCCCTAATGAGTAACTACACGGTTGAACTCAGGAAGATCCCTGAGCGTCTTATTGATGAAGCACTGTCCCACTACCCGGTCTTCATGGACGGGTATCGGGAGACGCTGAATAAGAAGATCAAGAAGCACTTCTGGTACAACGAGATCGGGCACGAGACCATCGATATCTTCCTCTTCCAACTGGAAGTGAAGATGAATGAGATCATGCCCTACTACAATCAGTTCTACGAAGCGGAACTGACCAAGCGGGACCCCTACCTGACGATGCGGACAACGTCGAAGAGCACTGGAACCGGCCGGGGAACGTCGTCGGCCGACTCAAGCGAGTCGGGCACGTCCTCCTCGGACACGACGGCGCGCTCCAGGGCCGTCCAGTCGGACACTCCTCAGGTCCGTCTCTCGGGCAACGGCGACTACGCCACCAGTGCGTCTGACTCGACAGCGGAGACGGGTGTCAGGTCGAAGCAGGACTCATCGGGGCGCCAGTCGTCGACGACGTCGAGCGAGTCGTCGGGGACGTCCTCCCAGGAGGGTTTCTCTGGCTCGATGGCGTCACTGATTGAGGCCCACCGTGATGCGATTATCAACATTGATATGATGGTGATCGCACAGTTGGAACCGCTTTTTATGTACGTCTGGACACCACCTGTGAACATGATTGGAGTGAACTACTTTGGGTACTGAGAATGACCCCAGGATTCGCATGATCGACTCGGCCCTGTATCACCTGCAGCCGAGCGTGACACCTTACGCGACACCATTCACCTACAACAACGGCCTGACGGTCATGGAGATTCTTGAGCGAATCCGGACCGCTGTCATTGACGTTATCCGCTACACGAATTCGTTCGGCGAGGACGTCAATAAGATGGTGAAGGCCGTCAATGACGGTGCGGACAAGTGGCAGAAGGACGCACAGAAGACCATCGATGACCTTGTCAAGTATGACAACGACTCAAAGTCGTACCTGGACGCTAAGCGTGCCGAAGCCGACAAGATCATTGCGGACTTCACCGCAACCCTTATCAAGGTGGCGTTCATGCCCAAGGAGGGTGGCGACTACGTCGAGGCTGAGATGAAGGACGGGAGCAAGTTACTCCTCCCTACCAAGCAAAAGGCCGATAAGGTGGACGCCAAGTCGTTGGACTACTACAACGGCATGAACCACCGTCTCCAGACCGAGTACTACACGCGCCTGGAGGCTGATGACAGGTACGTCATTGACAAGAAGATCAACGGCCTCATTATTATTGGCGGGACAAACGCCACCCCTGACAAGAAGTGGGTTACGTGGCTGAAGGATTGGCTGGGCTATGACTTCGCCTACAACTACGCCATGGAGGGTGGGGGTTTCAACTCGAAGAACTCCAACAGTTTCAATACACAGTTGCTTAAGGGGCAGTCCCTCCATCAGGTGCTCCGTAATAAAGTGAAGCATATCTTTGTTCTGGACTGCATCTATGACATCAATGAGCGCTACTCGATCAAGGAAGCACTTCCACAGTTCATTGGTACAGCAAACAGCCTGTTCCCGAACGCTCGGATCAAGATCCTTCCCGCTCTGTTCAACACGTCCCAGATCAACAACGACATCAATAAAGGGCGTTCCGTGTGGGCGCGCATTGCTGAGATGGGCTTCCAGCCCGTGGACGTGTGTGAAGGGTCCATGACGTGGTACCACTCCATGGACTCGAATGAATGGAAGTTCTACAACAAGAACGGTTCATTCGACACGGTGGAACTCTCGGAGAACGGTTACGCGGATGCCGCTCGCCGCTGGTGCACCTGGATGAAAGGTGGTCAGTCCTACCGTCCCCGTGCCTCGGTCAACCTCGGTCCACTGTCTCACGAGTACGTCCACAATGAGTACAACTTCCTGAACTGTACTTTGCGTAACGACATCGTGAACATTCAGGGTACTTTCCGTACCGGCCCTAACAAGCCGCCCGCGGATACGGTGCTCACAGAGTTACCGGGCTGGGCGTTCCCGTACGGGAACACCACGGGGCTCATGTGGGGTGGTGACCGTCAGGTGTACCCGATCTACGTGAAGCCGGACGCCACTCTTGTCACGGGCGCTGAGTTGCCGGAGAACATGACGTTCAACGTGAACTTCACCTACCGACTCTTCTAAAAGGAAACTGATAATGGCGTGGGATGACCAGCACAAGAAAGTTGCGATCAAGGCCATCGGGACCGTCGAGTCCTCGATGCGCTACGACTCGATCAACTACAACGACCCGATCACCGTGGGTATTGCCCAGTGGTACGGGCCGCGTGCGAGTGCCATTATCAAGAAAATGGGTGCCGCTCATCCGACAGAGTTCGCTGGCGTTGAGGGGTCACTGCGTACTGACCTTGCAGCGCATGCTGACAATGATTGGTGGACGGACCGGTGGCTGTCCCGTGCCGAAGGAAACTCTCTCATCCCACTTCTTCGTGCCGGGGCGGCCATCCAGGACACACAGTTGGTGACGGACCTTGAGGCGTACAAGCAGCCCGCCATGAACGTTGGCTGTGACCCCAACAACAACACTGACACGTTCATCTACTTCTGTGTCATGTACCACCAAGGGCCCCGGTACGCGCTGCGCGTCATGAACCGCTGCGGTGGCGGGTCATCCCTGGATGCGGTGCACCATGCCTGCCTGAATGACGGTGTTCTGGGCAAGTACCCGAACCGGTACAACCAAGCCTACTCAATCATCAAGAGCGGGGACACAAGTGGTGTATCCACTCCGGGTGCTCCGGGTAAGCAGAACCCTGGAAACGGTGGTTCCGGTGGCGCCACGAATGGTGGCTCGAATGCTGGTTCCCTGCAGTCCGCGTGGACCGACGGTTCCGGCATGCTGCACCTGAAGACCACATCGGGGTGGGTGACGGGGTACCCGACGCCGAACTCTCGCGTGTGGCTGACGGCGGCGAACAAGGTCTCCAGTGGTGGTAGTGCTCCGACGCCGGGGAACGCCGGTGGTGGGGGTGGTGGCACCCCTGGTGGTGGCGGTACGGGTGCCGATGCGAAGCGTGCTGCTGTGGTGAAGTGGATGACTGACCGCCAGTACAAGTTCGCGTATCTGCAGGCGCCGGGACGGTTGAACCCGGACAGTAGTGGTTTCGGTGACTGTAGTTCCACCTGCTACCGAGCCTATATGGACGTTTGTGGGATCAATCCAGGGACGTGGACGGGTGACATGTACTTCCGGGGCACTCAGGTTGCCCGTGGTTCTGGTATGCCGTCCGCTGCCCAGATTGCGGCTATGAAGGCTGCGGACCTGATTGTCATGTCCTGGGATGACCCGTACCCGAACACGGATCACGTGGAGATGTACATGGGTGACGGTGCGCATACTATTGGACATGGAGGTCCCCGGCGGGGACCACACATTAACTCGATCGGAATGCTTGCTGGCGCCGCGTGGTGGACGGTACGTAGGCACATTAACTAGGAGGATGTCATGGCGGGAATTAGTCACTACTACGACTTCAGCCGGGTTCGCTCATATGGGGCCAGGTACCTAATGGTTGTCGGCTCACGTGGTACCGGTAAGACCTATGGAGCGAAGAAGATCGCCATCTCAAACGCGATCAAGAAAGGTGAGCAATTCATTTATCTGCGTCGCCACCGGGTGGAACAGAAAGGCCGGTTCACGTTCTTCGATGATATCAAGCAGGAATTTCCGGGATATGAATTCGCGGTGCACGGGAACGATGCTGTGATGCGCCTGGAGGGTGACAAGGAGTGGCAGACCATCGGCTATTTCTGCACCCTATCGATCTCTCAGGCCCAGAAATCAGTGGCCTATCCGTTCGTCACCACCGTGATTTTTGATGAATTCATCATTGAAAACCCACAGATCAGGTACCTGGATGATGAAGTACGTGTCTTCAACAACTTCTACCTGACCGTTGACCGGTACAAGGACAAGACTACGGTCTTCATGCTCTCCAACTCAGCGTCCATCATGAACCCCTACATGCTCAAGTGGGGTATCTGGCCCACCAGTGAGTTCGTCAAGGCGGGGGACGGGTTTATCGTCTGCCACTTCGCGGACGACACACAGTTCAGGAACGACGTGGCACGCACGCGCTTCGGTAAGTTCGTCATGGATACGGATGAGGAGTATGCTTCCTATGCAATCGACAATCAGTTCAAGGACAACACTGACGACTTCATAGGCAAAAAGAGTGGTCGGGCCGAGTACTATTGTACGGTCCGGACGAAAAACGGGTGCTTCTCTGTGTGGATGGACCTACCCATGGTCACGGTCCAGGCGTACAGGCCCAAACGTGAGGTTATATACTGTATTGACCATAAGTCCATGCGAGAGGGTGACATCTATGTCAAGACTAATGACCGGATCATGCAGATACTCCGTAACAAGTGGCGGCGGGGGCTGATGATGTTTGACTCACCGAAATCCCGAAACACGTTCACGGAAGTGTTCAAGTGATGCCCCATCTCGAAGCAGGACTAGTCCTTACAATCATCTCGATTATTGGAGCCCTAGCAGGGTTCGCCCGCTGGCTCTACAAACAATTCCGTTCACTCGATGCCCTACTCGACGACTGGCACGGTGAACCCGATCGACCTGGCGTCCCCGGACGGCTGGGTGTCATGGAAAGGCTCGACAACATTGAGAGGAAAGTTAACAGCGCCGCTTTTAATTCTCGCCCTAATCATGGGTCTAGTGCTTTTGATGAGCACACCCGCCTACTGAACCAGATTCTTGAGAGAATGGACAACAAGGATGCTTGACTTCATCACCGCCCCCGTCACCCGCATGTGGGCATACAACATCATGGTTGCCGTCATGGCCGCACTCACCATATGGGGAGTGCTCGACGGCAACAAGGCAGCAGCACTCAACGCCGTAGCCGCCGCACTCTTCGCCGTCGCCTCGGCCAACGTCGACAAGCCCGGCAAGCACGAGAAGGAGAACTGACCAATGGCAACCGCAATCCAGTTGATCGAGACCGCACGTGCAGAGATCGGCTACTCCCGGTGGGACGATGAGGCTGAGGGCACCAAGTACGGGCGCGACTACGCAACACGCCACGGCGCCCAGTTCGGGGAGAGTGGTGTCCCGTTCTGCGACATGGGGATCACCTACTGTCTGCGCAAGATCGGCATCACCGACTTCGACAGTGCCTACGTCCCCGGCCGCGTCAACGACGCCAGAGCGCGCGGCTGGCTGGTACCTGCCGGTGCGGCCCGTATGGGCGACCTTGTCACCTTTGACTGGAACGATGACGGTGTGGATGACCATATCGCCATTGTCGAGTCCACCGATGACACGGGCGTCAACACCATCGAGTTCAACACCAGCGAGTACTCATGGGACGACGGTGGGCTGGTCATGCGCCAGCACCGCCCCTGGGCGCACCTCTACCACTGCATCCGCATCCCCTTCGGCGACTCGGGCGTCTCCAGCCTGGACGACACGGAGAGCGTGCTGGAGGACGTGCAGCGGGCCATCGGCGCCTACCCTGACCACGTGATCGGCCCGGACACCCGCAAGCGTCTCCTGGCCGTCGTCAGCGCCTCTGATTGGGGTGGGAAGACCTTCCCCTTCGGCGTGGAGTACACGCAGGGCGTCGTCGGGACCGTCCAGGACGGTATCTGGGGTGACGACAGCATGGAAGCCCACGACCGCACCGTTGAAGCCATCCAGGAGGCCCTGGGCGTCGACGTCGACGGCGTGTGGGGACCCGTCACACAGGCCAGGTGGCAGTGGATCCACGACCACAGCGAACAGGTGTGATCGCATAGAAAGATGCCCCGGCCGGGGGAGTCCCCACCCCGGCCGGGGCATCCGCCTGTAAGGAGGACACTAGGCGGCACGTCCTAGTATGCCACCGGTATCCACGTCGTCGCAACCCCGGCGGCGAAGAAGGCCAGGCCAGCCAGCAGACCGGCCAGCGCCCCGCCAAGGAACAGCATGCCCATCGCCTCGATGTCCTCAGCCAGCGGTCTCTTCCCGTGTCGCACTTCCATCACTCTCCCTTCCATACATGTCGTGATAGATGGCTTTCATGACCCTAATAATGCCCACGTCGTCAACGCGCACGTTGTGGAGTCGTCTCACATGGCTGATACCCGCTCCCTTGCGCAGGACGGCGCTGTAGTCCCTGGACGTGGAGAGCAACCACTCTCCCGGCTCTAAGACCGTGATGTGGTACTTGACCCCGTACATGAGCACTGTCGCAGATGTTGTTGACATGTAGTAGACGTTCGCGCTGTGGAACGAGATGAAGTTCTGGAGCATTGGACTAATGATCGGCAGCCGCATGCTTACTCCTCAGTTTCTCCTTCAGGAACATGATAGTCCCGATTTCTGTCAGTTGGATGTCGACCTGTTCAAATGAGCACTGCCAAAGATCCTCCTTAATTCGCTTGATGTCGACGAACCGGTTCCCTGAATTAATGCATGCAGTGCCATACTCGGGAAAGAAAATGTGCCACCTGAAATGATAAGCGGTCTTCAGGATTGTCTCGGTAATGGGGATCATAAATACTCCTCCATAGCATTAATCAACTCAGGGCCTCTCAAATAGTGCCAATTCGCCCTCCCAAACTTATACATCACGTTGTTGACTCGAAGGAACTGCACCTCACCTCTCTGTGACCATACACGCACCCAACCATCAAACCGGAGCGAATACTCCCATCCATTTGATTCGATCGCGTGTTGAACGTTATTGCTCATGTACTGCATCGTGTCCTCCCTTACATGACTCAATAATGCACCCCCACCGTTTCACGTGCAACACCATAACGTGTGATAGCGATCACTGATGTAGTAGCACAGGACAGACAGGTAGTCAAGTGAGTGAACGGTCGTTTACCAACCCATTTGACCTAACAAACTAGACACTGTCTAATAAACAGACATTGACCTAACAAACCAAACGGTAACCACTCCCCTACCCCACCACGGTGATGTGATGGAGGTAATAGATGGGGAAGTTGGTTTATGGGGAGGGGGAAATACACAAA